AACAAGCAGTTGAGCGCATACAACTACGCATCACAAGTTCGTGTGTCAATGCAGTTGTTGCAAGACAACGCATTCGATTTGAACGCGTTCTTGGCTGAATCAATGGGTGAAAGAATCGCACGCGCAACAAACGCGGCATTCACAACGGGTACTGGTTCAAGCCAACCACAAGGTTTGATTACTGGTTCATCTTTGGGTAAAACTGCGGCATCTGCAACGGCAATCGCTGCTGACGACATCTTGGATCTTATCCACTCAATCGACCCAAGTTACCGCAACAAACCAACGTTTGCGCTCATGGCTCATGATAATATAATTGCCAGTATTAGAGCATTGGGGCTGGGGTCAGCCAACGATTTTCCGATTTTCATCCCGTCGATGGAAGCGGGTCAGCCAGACAAATTGTTCGGATACAACATCTACTACAACAACGATATGCAATCAAGCATCGCGACGGGTACCAAAACACTTGTTGCCGCTGATTTCAGCAAGTTCGTTGTTCGTTCTGCTGGTGGCGTTCAATTCGTACGTCTAAACGAACGTTACATGGATGAATTAGAAGTTGGTTTCGTTGCATACGCTCGCAAAGATTCTGCGGTTCTTGATAGCCGTGCAGTCAAGCACTTGATTCAAGCGTAATAAATGAAAGTTAGATTTCTAAAATCTATTTCGGGAACTGGGTTCCACTACCGCAAGGATGCGGTGGTGGACATCCAGTCCACCGAAATGGTGACGGATTTTTTGAACGCGGGATTCTGCGAAGCCATTGCAGAACCACCAAAGACGCGAGCAAAAAAAGCAGTAAAGAAAACCACATCAAAAGAAACCCGATAAATGGCATTTGATATTGTAACGCCAGCGGCGTCCGAACCAATCACATTGACCGAGGCGAAGAATTTTCTTCGCGTTGACCATAGTGATGACGACACCTTGATTGAGGCCCTAATTACGGCCGCACGTCAAATGTGTGAAGAATACACGCGCCGCATTTTGGTGACCACAACAATCGATGAATACTTCGATAAATTCCCATCGAACCGATGGAACAATTTGTCGAACCTCATCTATTTGTCGCGTGGCCCCGTGGCGTCAATATCATCGGTTAAATATGTGGACGAAATCGGTTCCGATGTGACGATTTCGACGGACGCTTATGTCACGGATTTGATTTCCGAACCCGCACGCATCCAATCCGTTTCGGGATGGTTCGCCGCGGCTGGTGTAGTCAACCAAGTGATTGTGCGTTATGTGGTGGGAACGGATGTGTCATCCATTCCAAAGCCATTGATCCAGGGGATGATGTTGGTGATTTCCGATTTGTACGACCAACGCAATGACCGCGTTCGTGCATTGCCAACGGCATCCGAATATTTGTGGAACCCATACCGAATCTTCACATTCTAATGATTGACCACGCGGGACAATTAGACCGACGAATCACGATTCAGTCGTTCACAACCACGACCGATGATTTCGGTGAGGTGGTGAAGTCATTCACTACGTTGGCCGAAGTATGGGCCAAGGTGGAGGAAAAGCGCGGCAATGAGGGTGAAGATGGGAACCAATTGGTTGCCACAAAACGTGTTGAATTTTTCATTCGTTATCGTTCGGACATCAATGAGCAAATGCGCATTGTATACAACAACGAAACTTACAAGATTGAAACGATATTGAATGCAGATGCCCGAAAGGCATTTCAAAAGATTGTGACACGATGGGCCGATTAAGTCAAGCAGTAAATTCGGGAAAATTCGCCCGTTCGGGTGCTGGAGGTGGTGCGTTCATCGGCTTCGATGAAAAGGACGTCAAGAAGGAATTCGAACGTGCAATGAAAGAATTGGAAGGGTTGCACGATGGTGTCACCACGGCACAAATTCGTCGCATTGCGCGAGCGTCTTTGAAACCAATGGTTCAAGCATACCGAGATGAGGCAAAAATCAAAGGGCCTAATGTGTTCAAGGTTTGGCGAAATGGCGGTGTTTATGCTGAAATCAAATCGGGAACATTGGCCAAATCAATGGGCATCATCACAACAAAGGTGAACCGCGGACAAACGTTTGCATCATTGTACGTCGGCCCAAGGGTGAAACGTACATTTAGCGATCCCGAAAAAGGCGGTTGGTTCGCCCATTTCTTGGAATATGGATATTTACAAAATGGCTCATATCGCGGCGATGGATATGGATTTGCCAAGCGTGCCCGTTCAAAACAATCGGGTGGTGTGGCAAATGAATTCAAACGTCGGATGCGTTCATTTTTGAATAAGAAAGTAAAAGAAGCACACCAATGATTGGGAAGGTCATCAAATCAAAATTTGGAAGCGATTCAGCATTGAACACATTGTTCGGCGGTCGTGTTTTTCCAGTCGTAGGCGCACAAGGGAAAACGACACCTTTTGCCATTTACGAGGTGGTAAACATCTCAACAACAATGTCAAAGGAATCGGATTCCCACATTGACGAAATAGACGTCCGAATCACGTTGATTTCCAACAAGTATTCGGACACACAAAACGGCGTTGAATATGTTCGAAGTGCATTCGTAAGAATGGACGAAACAAT